GACGCCAGGGCCGACAGAGCCGCCGGAATCTGCCCGCCGCGCCGGATCGCCGTACCGATACCGTCGACGATCCGGTCACCGACCTTCTGGCCGGCCTTCTGCGCCGGGGCGCCCGCGAACGCCTGCGCGACGGCCTCAGGGGCGCCCCGCAGGGAGGGGACCAGCTGGACGTAGGCGGTTGCGAGCTCGATGGCTCCTCCGGCGACTCCGGCCATGCTGGCCCCTCCCTCTCTATGCGGTTTTCTGTTGCCTCGCCTTGAATCGGCGGAGACGCTCGGCCTCCCAGGCGGCATCGTCTTCCTGGTTCTTGCGCCACCCGACTGGGGGTGGTTCTGGTGGTGGCGGTGGTTTCGCCTTGTCGCCGCCCAGGAGGGCGACCAGGGCGGTGACGACGCTGTGCCCGGCGCTGAGCGCGGCCGTGGTCTCGTCGGACCAGGCGAGCGAGCCCCCGGTGCGCCGGTAGAGGGTGGCGCCCGGGGGTAGCCCCTCGATGAGGGCCATGCACCGGCGCATCGTGAGTTTCCCGCGCCACAGGTCGAGCAGGTCAACGCCGTAGTAGCGTTGGAGGTCTGCCTCGATGGCCTGCCCCTCCTCCCTGAGGAGGATGGGCAGGCGGGGCAGGTTCCCCTGCC